CAAAAACGTCTCGCCCTCTGGGGCAAGACTTGTCATATACTCCAAGAAATCCATCGAATAGCTCCTTTGGTGAAAACGCCCGGCAGGCCACTACCTGTCGGGCGTTGTTGTTTACAGTGAACAGACTCTGCAAGAGGCGCTCTTTTTGTATTCTCTCAGCTTGCGGCCACTGGCGAATTCTTTGCCCAGCGACTCCAGATCAGCCGGCCATGTGTCGCGGCCAGGGCTGCGAAACGTAGCGCCGATCTTTTGCTCCAGCGCCACGCCACGCGCCCACAGGTCGGGGTAGTTGTTGTACAGGTCGCGCCACTCGCCGAGGCGCTGGTACGGGCACAAGGCGCAGTCGGTGCGCTTAGGGATGCACACGCCGCGCTGGTCGAGGTAGGCCCATACGTCGGCCTCTTTCCAGCCCCACTCGCGCATCGGAAACCGCACGGCGATGTCTTCCCCGTAGATGCCCTTGCGCTCCTCCTCATCGGCGCGCAGGCCGACATACAGAACAGAACTGGGCGGCAGTTCGGCCATGTAATCGATGGTCGGCTCGATCTTCAAGACTCGCGTACACCAACGCGCGAACACGCTAGGCAGCATGTTCATCTGCTCGATGGTGCCCTCTAGGTCTTTGTCGTAACGCACACGCACGATGGGCTTGCCGAGCATCTGCTCCAGCTTGTCCCAATGCGCCTTCATCTCCGGCAGTTCGTTGCCGGTTTCGTTGCAGATGTATTCGTAATCGCGGGGCTCAATCTCGGCCAGACGCAGCGCAAGCGCCGTCGAATCCTTCCCGCCAGACAGGCCAACAATGTGTTTCATTTCCCATACCTCGTCATGATTTCGGCCTCAACGGCCAAGGGCAGGCCCTCGGCCCATGCTGGTGGGGAGCACATGATACGCTCCATCTCCAGCTTGACGGCTTCGGGATTGTCTGTCTCGACGACGATCTCGTCGTGGACGTGTAAGACCACGCCGTCGAGTTGGCGCAGCGAATGGCGCAGGATGTCATTGGCTGCGGCTTGGGTGATGTTCTCGCAGGCCAAGCCCTTCCAAAGGCGGGCGCGAGGCCATTCTTTGGCGTCGGCTGCAGGCTTCCAAGATGCTTTGGCGTAAGTCACCCCATCGCTTTCCAGCCGAGCGTATGGGTAGCATAGCACGCGGCCCGACGGCAGCGCATACCACAGGTGCTGGCCGTCGAATAGGTACGCCACGCGCCCGGCGCTGAACTCGTGCCCGACGTTACGCATGGCGCGGGTGTAGGCCTCCTCCAAGTCTTGCCAGAACGGCACGGCCCACGGGTTAGCGCGGCGCCAAGCGTCAACGATCCGACGGGCCTGCGCCTCCTCGAAATGCACGCCGTAGGCGCGGCCCATCGCAGCAAAGGCGCCCACGCCGCCGGCAAAGCCTAGGGCCAGCTCCTGCACCTTGCCGACTTGGCGCTGCTCGCCGGTGACCTCCTCATAGGCCACGCTATAGGTCGCGGCGGCGTTGACTTTGTACGGGTCGAGCTTGCGCCGAAAGATGTCCAACTTGTCCTCACCGGCCTTGCTGTTTGACAGCCAGGGGTTGACGCGGCCTTCGATGGCCGACCAGTCGGCGACGACGAAGGACTTGCCAGGCGCGGGTATCAGTGCGGGCCTGAGCATTCCCCGCAGAACATCTGTGACTCGTTTCCCGTAGGCAGGGACAATGTTATGTCCTCGGACCATAGCCTGTCGTACTGCATCAGGTTCTTTAGCGCACTTGCGAGTGAAGTTATGCACTTGGAGTCCATAGCTCGATGCACGACCAGTGGCGGCACCCCCAGCGAAGACAAAAGCGCCACGGACTCGGCAATCCTCGTCGTCTGCCAAGTCTGCCATGCGGCTGAACTTCGCAACTGACGACGCCCAGAGGTCATCGGCGCACTGTATAACCTCGGCGACAGCGGGCGGTATCTCATCGGGGTTCTCCATTGCGAGCAGGTTGGCCCGCACAGTCTTGTCAATCGAATACTTGTCCTTGACCAGCATCAGCTTCTTGGCCTCGTCGCCCACGCGCTCAAGCACCCACTCGCGCATCTTGGGCGAGCGTACGCTGGTGATCTCTCCGTCGGTCAGCTCGGCCACGCGCTCCTCGATCTCGACCAGCTCGTCGTGAGCGTAGCGCATGGCGGCCTTGGCAAGCGGCACGTCCACAAGCACGCCACGGTCGTTGATGCGCTCGTTGACGTGGTAGTCGGCAAGCTCTTCAGCCGATAGCGGGCGCATGGCCTTGCTGATCTCGCGCATGGCCCTCACGTCCTGCTCGCAGTACTGGATCATTTCCTGCATCAGCGCCGCGTCCTCGCGGAAGTTGCCATCGGCCTGCGGGATCGACAGCAGCCGGATGAGCTGCGCGCCACGGTGGTCCTTCTTCATGCTGACGCTGGCGAAGCGCCCCACGTCCTCCAGCCCACCAGGCGCGCAGTTGGCTCTGGCTTGCGTGGCGGTGCAGTAGAACTGTTCTAGGTCGAAGTTAATCTGTAGGACGTACCAGAAGATCAGCCGCTCGAACGCTGCGTTATGAGCGTAGATCGGGCCGGTGTGCTTGGCTACAGCCTCGGGGAAGGGTGAGTCGTTAAGCCACATCACACCGTCGGGTGTGTACTTGGGCACCCACGTCTGCACCTCACCATCGTCGAAGGCGTAGGACATGCACAGCACTTCGGTGCTCATGTCCTGCGCGTAGTTGTAGACGCCTTTGCTGCCGAGGTCTACTCGGCTGCGCGTCTCGAAGTCAATGTAGAGCGCGGTCAATTCGCTCTCCTATCCATCGCACCACAGGCACGGCCCAGCTATTGCCAAGCGCCTTGTAGCGTGGGCCGTCAGGGCACTTGTCTTTGATATTGGTGTAGCCGTCGGGAAAGCCCTGCAAGCGTTCGCACTCAACTGGCGTGAGGCGGCGCACGGCCATGTTGGGCTGCATGACGCCATCGTGCCTGCCGCCAGCGCCGCCTCGCTGGATGGTGCCAGCCAGATCAATACTGGCAGTCAATTCCTCCGACCATCCAATTGGCTGCGCCACACCCTGCGTTGCCGCTGCGTCAACCGTGTACGCTGTGCCGTCATCGTTCCAGCCCTTGCCATTCTGCGCCTTCTCGCGTGGAGTTACGTCTTGCAAGGCAATCGGTTGAGCCACAAGATCAGTCGCATCCTTGTAATCCCGCGCTTTCATCGCACTGGCGGTGCAATCATCGCTGTACTCACCAAAGGCAACCATGCGATGGGTCGTTACTGCGGTTGAGTAGAGCTGTTCAGTGATGTCGCCTTGGAAGCCGCTACATTGGTTAGCGCCAACCGTAAGGGTATCGGCAATTCTTTTCCCCGCTTCTCTGCTCGGCGCAGAATCCCGGCGCACGCCGTCGAACTCAAAAAGAACCGCTGCGGGATCGAAGTCTGCTCTAGCACTTGCGACAACGAACACACGACGGCGTCGTTGGGCCACTCCGAAATATTGGGCGTCGAGGACTCGCCACGCGACTGCTCTTTTGGGGCCATCAACAAAACCAGCGTTTGCCCATCGGCCCCCTGGTGGGACGAGCGCGTCATTTTCGCCGGCAAGTGCTCCCAAAAAGCACCCGAATGCGTTATCTTTGGTTGATAGGACGCCGGGGACGTTCTCCCAGAAGATGATGGACTTTCGCTGTTCGTCGATTGCATCTGCGATCTCACAAAAGGTAAGGGACAAGTTGCCGCGCTCGTCGTCCAGCGACTGGCGCAGACCGGCAACAGAAAAGGCTTGGCAAGGCGTGCCACCGCAAAGGATGTCAGGCACTTCAACCTGACCGCTGCGGATCAGGTCGGGTAATTTAGTCATGTCGCCCAAGTTGGGCACATCAGGGTAGTGGTGCTTGAGCACCGCGCAAGGAAATGGTTCGATCTCGCTGAACCAAGCCGCTGTCCAACCAAGCGGTTCCCACGCCACAGAAGCGGCTTCGATGCCGCTGCAAACTGATCCGAATCTCATAAAAAAAGCAGGGGCCGGAGCCCCCGCTCTCAATCAGGCCGAGCGACGACGACGGCCAGCAGCGGGCGCTGCCTCAGCAGCCGGCTCGGCCTCAGCCTCGCCGTCCATGCTGACCCACTCCACCACCTCGAACACCGGCGTATAGATGCGCCCGTAGCTCTTGTGGGTGTAGTGGTCCTTGCCCAGCTTGACGACCGGCACCGGCTTGGACTGGTCCTTCTCCACTTGCGCGGCGATGGCAACAGCCAAGGTCTGCACGGCCTTGCGGCCACCGACCGAGGTGGTCGTGAACCGCGCCTCAAGGCCAGCGTCCTCGCCGCTGATGCACTTGAGGCTCAGGCCCGTCTGCGGCTCCCAGCCCTTCTTTGCGCCGTGAGGCGCTGCGTCTTGCTCAGGCAGAGGCTCGGTGACGGGCACCAGCTTCTCGCCAAGCACCTCGCCGTCGCCCCAAGCGATGAAGCCGTGGACGAACGAGAAGGGGTTGACCGCCCAGCGGGCGTCGTCCTCGGCCTCGGTCTGGTCAGCGCCAAAGACCCAGTGCCCCGTACGGTCCATCTTGATGATGGCCGTGGTCGAGGCGCTGACATCGGTGGCGATGCTGCGAAGCGCGGTGGACAGGGAAGTGACAGACGGCAGGTTAGCGCCAGAGAACTTTACGATATTGGACATGTGAAACTCCATTACAGTTTAGAAAGGGCTTTTGATAGCCCGATGAACGACTGCACCGCTGGCCGGGGATCATCCACCGGGGCGAGCGTCGTGCCCGATGACACTGACACGACGAGATCGTCGGGCAGCGTCAACTTGCGCTTTTTCAGCAACTTCTCGGCCTGTGCGGGCGAGAGAAGCACTGATTCAACAAAATCTTCACCAAGCACCTTGGCAGCGTTGGCCTCATCGACCCACTGTCGCCGCGCTTGCTTCTGGACTATCTTGTAGCCAGGCACTGTTGCACCCTTCTCAAGCAGCCCAAAAGCAAGCGCGCGCAAATCTTTGATCCAGTCTTCAAGGAGGTCGGCAGTATGCAGATACTTAGCCAGCGTGTCAACGTCCATGTTGATGACCTGCTGCTTAATCGCGCGGTCCACAGCGCCGGTCATCTGCGGGCAGATCGGCTTGGCCGCACACCAGCGGCAGTGCTCGCCCTGCGCCAGCGGCGCGTCGTCACGCAGCGCGGTCTTGACCGCAGAGACCAGCTCATGCTCGAACTGCTTGATGCGGCCTACGTTCGTCACCCAGCGCCTGATCGCTGGCGGCTGCACGATGACGCACTCGATCTCGTCAACGCCGTCAAACGCCCACTTCAGCTCATCGGTACGCATGGCCGCTGCGGCGTAGAACATGAGCTGCGCGTTCTCTACAGCATCGACGATAACACCGTCGCCAAACTTCCAATCAAGGACCACAGCACGCTGACCAATACGCCCAACAAGATCAGTGCTGCCAAACACTCCAGGCAGAAGATCGCCGAAACCAACGCGTGTCTCCACCTCGTATACCAAGTCACCGTGGGGATCGATCTCGTCGAGCGCGTCCAGGGCAGGCGTAATCTTCTCATCGTATAGCTCCTGTGTGAGCAGTTGATCCTTGTGTTTGAACTGACCAATGACGACGCCTTGGTCGAGCAA